CCTACCACGTTGCGGGTTATGGCTTGTATTGCTCTTTTAGCCCAGCCGTTGTTACGCACCATTCCACGGGAACGGTTACGCAAGGTAGATAAAGCCCCTGCAATCTCAAGGTTAGGTCCTGAAGCGGTGGATTGATCGAACATCTTAGTACGACGCCCAAACGAACCGGACTCATAAGCGCGGATTTTCTCCCGCGTTGCAGCCCGTTTTAACCCTGTAGAAGGGCTTATGTATGCTATCGTTTTGTCGATAAGGTTCATTCGCTGTCAGGATAAAGTCCTTTACTGTGCTCTACGTACTTTCGCTTCAGTGGCTTGTTTGCCGGGAATAGTTCAGCCTGCATAAGGCCTATTATCTTTAGCATGTCGTCAAGGCTGCGGTAAGTAACTTTTTTATCCGCATACTCCACGGTAAGCGTTCCGCTTGCTATAGCTTCGTTCAGGGCTTCGTATTGTTCAAGAGTAAAAGGCATAGCGCACGTAACTTTCCCATATTATACAAACTATTTATTCACTTACAAGGAAAAATAAAAATATTTTTTTTTATTTATCCCAAATAGAATTTATTTCCCTCTTTTGCTTTGGTTTCTTAGGCTTCTGGCTTTCTTTCTGGGCTGCAACCGGAAGCGGAGCCTGCACCATTGCGGCTATCTGCTCAGGCTTTAAACGGTCTAAACCTACCACTACAGCNGCGGCACGGGCGTAAACCCGACAATCTAAAGGCTCGTTACGTTCAAAACGTTTCTTCCATTGTTTCTTTGCAGGTATCCAGTCTTCAGCCGTAAGCCCCCGGAAGTAGTTTTCCCCGTATTGCGGAAAGTGGCAGTANCAAGGGCGGTCTTCTGCCTCCCCTTTCTCTATACCTAACCAGCCGTAAAGTTCTTTCTTCAGGAAGGATACTCCNATCTGCCATATTTTTACCTTACCTACCCGCTTCCCCCTGCTGGAGACGTCGATAGTTTTAGGGGGCGCGATTGCTATTCCTAAAGAGTCNGATCCTTTGATGGGGATTACCCGGCTTACCGGGAACCGGCGGCAGAAGGTGTAAACCTCTGTAGTGTTATATCCGCTATCCACTGCCATAAGCCTAACTGCGAACTCTACCCCGTCGGAGCGTGTCCACGTTTCAGATAATACCTTTTCAAGTTCTAACCATACGTCGGGTAAAGCTGTAGCCCCTTCAAGGGTGCGGTAATCTACGGAGTAGCTTTGTTTGTCTTTTCCCCATCCTACTATTTCAAGTTCGATCCTGTCTTTCTGGACGTCAACCCCCGCAGTAAGGAAGCAGACGGCATCCGGGACAGAGTTCGGGGCGTAATTCTCCCGGCGGTTGTATATGTTTTCCCATGCCGGGGCTTCTGATTCTTCGGCCCANGTTTCACCGAGTACAGTATTGGTAAAGGTTACCATTTTCTCAGGCTTCTTCAGGGCTTCCATGTAATCGGCTACAGCCTCCGCCCAGCTATACCAGCCAAAGGGGCTGTAAAGTGAGCTGATATGGAAGCCTATCCTGTCAGCGTTCGCCTGTTCAGGCTTTGCGGGTATCCATTTACCGGCTGCCAGCATAGCGGTTTTATGTCTTTCTTCTATCAACTCCCCGCAGTGTTGGCACTGGTAACGGGTTGTTTCGGGCTTGTCTTCTTCGTACTTCAACCCATCAAACAGTAAACGCTGATAGGCTCCACAGTGCGGGCACGGGACTTCATAATAATTCTGGTCGGTCTGGTTAAATTCGTCCTCTATCGGTGAGAGGTCTGCGATTGTAGGGGTTGAGATTATAAACACTTTCCGCTTTGCAAAGGTGCGGGTACGTGCCATTGCCAAAGCAATTGGGGAGCCTTCACCGTCTAGGTTACCGGGGTATCCGTCCACCTCATCAAGAAACAAGTTACGGATAGGTACAGAGCGGAGGCCTACCGGGCTGTTTGCGCCGGTCATTAACAGGATACCTCCGGGGAAGTTCTTTTGGGTAATGGTGTTTTCTCCGTTGCGACTTTTAGCCGCGGAAACTTTCCGGGAAAGGTTCGGGGAGGCTTGAATCATTGTATCGATTCTCATCTTACTGTTACGCTTCACCATTTCATCTGTAGGCTGCACCATCAGAGCCGGGGCGGGGCTGTTGTCGATCATATAGCCTATCCAGTTGTTCCCTGCTTCGGTTAAACCTAATTGCGCCCCCTTCATAACAACTACTTTCTTAAAAGTGTAGTGGGTTGAAAGACTATCCATGATTTTACGAAGGTACGGGGTGCGGCTTGTTCGCCACCTGCCATGTTCAGCAGCGGCGACTTGTGGCAGATAGCGGTTTTTGTCCGCCCACTCCGAAACAGTTAAGACGGGTTCAGGCCGCAGGCCTGCCTGGAAGGCTTTGATAAGAGCAAAAGAACTCATACGTTGTAGGTTATTAACTCCTTTTTACCTTTCAGAAACTCAACCATCTCCCAGACCCATTTATTTGTAAAATCAAACAATTCCTTATCGTTATCGATCACATATTGCTCTATCCGTGAATTAAACGCTAAATTTCCCGATCCTTCGATAGTGTAATGGTTGCCCGCTTTTGTGCTGAAGCTTATTATTTTCGCGTGAGAGGAAAGGAAAATCAATTTTATTTTCTTGTTTGCGATGAATAAATCCTTTGTTAGCTGCTCTTTTTCCCGGTGTGCTTTATTTCGCAAATTTGATATTACTAAAGTGGCTTTTTCGATTCTACCCGCGTTTAACAGATCGTTGAGCAATACTGCCCCCTCATAGTTGATTGAGTAGATACAGGCTGTCATTTCTTCAATTATTTCCTTATCCGCTATGAACTTCAAAAAGGAAATAGCGTTAAAGCTGCGGCGGGTGATGATCCTGATTTGCTCATTTGGCTCCGGTAACTTCATTTCGCTAATCAAGCCAATAACCTGAAAAGTCTTATCCTTGTAAAGCCTTAAAGCAGAATCCCGCATATCTTCAAGTCCGGAGGCCGTCGGGTCTTTTACAACCGTGCACAACTCAGAATCCCGGCTTTCATTAATGTTTAATTGCCTTGCCCGTTTTGTTGGCTTTACGTCTTCTTCTATCTGTCTAATCTTCATCGCCTTTTAACTCGCTAAGTGCTTCAAGTGCTTCTATTAAGCTATCTGTTAAGAGTGAATAAACAGCGTTACGGTCAGGGGCTAAAGAAATCAAGTCGTCTGCAATCCTGTCTGGTAAGGCTAAAAGGCGGGCTCTTATTTCGCCCCCGAATTTGAATAACTGCTTATCCGCTTCCGCTTTACTTACCAAAGTGCCTACCTTTTCAGATACTTCAAGGCTCGCTAATTGCGCCTTAAATATCTTTTCCGCTCTTTGCGCTGTGGCTAACGGCGTTTCGGGACCCAACCCCGCTATGTATTGCCCTTCCTCCTCCGGGGGTGTTGGCGGGTCTTCTTTACTGCCTTTCACCGGCGTAACTTCACCCTTCACCAGTTTGGCCCTGTAGCCTAAATTAAAGGCTTCAACTTCTTTGATCGCTTCAGAATACAGAATCTTCGGGCGGTTGCCGTCGTGGATTACGCCCTTTGAAATCTTACCCAGCCGGATCCCGTCCCGGACTGTCTTTTCACCAACTCCGATTTGACGGGCGAACTCCCGGAGGCTGATTGGCTTTTCGTTCATAACCGGATTATACTGAATTGCGTACTTATACGCAAATAATATTTTTTCTTGTTTAGACTTTGTATAAATTAGTAAATATATTGAAAATAACTACCGAAAAACTTGACATGAGTAGTTAAATGTTGTATCTTTACTTCATCAAACAAACACACTGAAGACGTGAAACAGATACTAATTGGCGGACAAGCACTCAGGAACTTAGGTTCTGACCGTTACACTGACGATACGGATTACCTGGTTAACGACATCACTTCAAAAGAAGCTTTTATTGTTTCTGAATCAGTTGATTACTTGAACGCTAATGGAAATAAACTTTTCGCTGAGATTTACAACATAGAGGAAAATAATTCACAAGCTACCCCTCAATCTTTGTTTGATCTTAAGGCTTATGCTTTTGTTCAACATTGCCAAAATTTTAATTTTTCTAAAGCCGATGCTTGCGAATACGATCTTAAATTTTTGGTTCGGAATTTCAACTGTAAACCTGTTGTTGTAAAAAAGTACATCACCAGCGGCGAACTTTCAGAAATAGTTAAAATAGTAAATTCAGTAAAAAAATAAAACACAAACCTTTAAAAATTAAAACCATGAAAACCTACAAAAATGTTACCTGTTTTCAACGTGAAGAATTAAGCCACCCCGATTTATTGGAAGCGGTAAAAGAACAATTAGAAATTTCTTACCCTGATTTAAATGGGGAAAACAGAACGGTTGTCGCTGACCTGATGGTTAGAGAAGATGCAGATGTTTTTGAAGCTAACGGACAATTTACTTGTGATCCTTCAGAATTATAGATTAACAACCTTAATAAATCGTAAACTTTTTAAAAATTCAAATCATGACAACTTACAAAATTACAGGCACTACAAACCCTTATATTGCTCAAAGGGATATTCATTTTAATGGCGAAACAACCATTGAAATTGATAATGGGCTTACCGTTGAGCAAGCAAAGAAAAAACTTGAAGAGATGTTTTGCGAAGATTACGAAAACGCAATTCATATCAGCAGTCTTGAAGATTACATTTACGAGCTTTACTACTCTTTAATAGAAGAGCAATCATTGGCAGTTGGTAATAACGACATTGAATCGTATTATCAGCAAACAAAGAAAAGGTGGGAGGCTTACTATAATGCTAAGGTGAATTATGATGAAAGGCATAAATACGAAGGACCGGGATATTACTCCATGTCCAACTATTTCGGAAGGCTTTTTTCCGATGGGGCTGAGGCTTATGAATATGATAGTAGGTCTTATGGGATTCACGAAGAAACGGAGGAAAGCGAAGATGAATAGACAAACTATAATAGTCATAGTTTCCCCGGCTCCTGAATGCTGGGGAAACTTTAAAAAACTTTGCGAGGCTAAAGGATGGGTCTATCAAACCCTAGCTAATGATCGTAAAATCCCGAAAATCGGGCAGCCTGTTGAAGTTGACGGGCTTGTTATTCACAGGGTAAGATTTAATTAAGCCGGTTAACCCCGGCTTAATTTCTGCTTTGGCGCGTACATAAATAAAAAATGATAACTAGTGATTTAGAGGG